GATCTGTAGTTTTAAAACCACCAATTGCTTTTGTTAGATGATCTACATATGTTTTTGCACCAGCTTCACTACATTCTGCAGGTGCTGTTCTTACTACTTCAGCCATTATACACTTCCTCCTGCTTCTAATTTTTTCATCATGTCATACATCCTTTGAGCGCCTACATTAACATTACCGTCGCCCATACCTCTAACAGCGTCTGCTGTAAATACGAATTCGTTATTGGATAACATCGCTGGGATGTCATCTTCTTTTTCTTTTATACCAACTGGTTGTATAAATCCACCAGTATTTCTAAGATCTAATTCTTTAACACCTTTTGGATTTTGTCTTACAGGTAGACCCTCGATGCCCGCCGCTTGCATAGCATTCTGGCTTGCAGTGTCTCCTAACGCATATCCAGCTCTGTTCATAATACCACCACCAGCTTTGTTTTTTCTTTCCATAGCATCTCTTATCTGATTAATTACACCATCTGAAGCACCAGTAAATTCTTTTATAAGATCATTGTCAGCTCCTCTTTTAATTAACATTTCTATTTTATCTATTGATATTTCATTAGATGCCATTCTATCTGGTAATACTGGTCCTGTTGGTTTCGGTGCAAAAGGATTTACAGGTTGTGTTGGATCATTAGGTAATACAGGTCCATCACTCATATATTTAAATTCAGGTAAAATTTCTGAAGGAGTAGTATATTTAAACTCACCATCATTGGACAAAGGTATAATATTTGATTCGGAATTAAATTCCGGTAATTCATCACTTCCTGCAGCATAACCTATTCTACCACCTTCTGCATACTCTGATGTGTTTGTCGTAACAAAATCTCTAACCTGTGCTTCATACTCTTCTGAATTAGTGTCTGCAGTTGGAGGATTTAAATTTCTATAATATAGTTCTAAATATTTTGATGGATCTCTAGCTAATTCTTCTTCAGCTTGTTCTTCTGACATACCAAGTGTACCTGTTAAGAAAGTAGATACTCCTGCTAATGCAGCAAACTTACCCACTGTTCCTAATTTAATGCCTTCACCTGCACTTTTTGCAGCAGAAAAAAATTGAGCTGGGTCACCCATCATAGCATTTTTTCCAAAAGCTTTTTGCATTGCATTAGGAAAAAATTTTGCTTTACCCGCAGCTAAAGCGCCTCCAATACCACCAAATCCAAATATACCTGGCGCTGCTCCTCCGAAAGATGCTCTACCTAATAAACCACCACCTATACCACCGGCAGTTCCCATTCCGGGTATACCAAATAATACTGCGCCAGTAAGAGCAGCTTTACCAACATCAGACGATGCAATTTTCTTTACACTTTTTGTCACTCCTTTAACTGCTTTCTTTACAAAGCTACCTAAACCATATTCCTGCCTAGGCATGGCGTCCATAATACCACCGAGCATGTATAATTGTCTATTCATCTGTCCTCTTGATATTGTCATAATTTAGCTAAATTGTTAAGGCAGGCTTTATATCCTGTAACGTCCTTTTTACTTGACTTTTGGAAATAAATCAAGGCTTGGCATTATAACTGTTACATCTCTTTGTATGTCTTCTTCAGCTACATTAGCCGCTTTTAAAGCCTCTTCGTTTTCGTATATTTCACCAGTCTTTTTGTTACTTATCTTTTCTATTATGTTTTCAGGTTTTATTACTAATGTCATTATGTTGTTACCTCTCTTGGCTGTATTTGTAATATAGAAGCTATAACGTGCAGCTCGTTCGCGTCACTAGCTTGTACTTTTAGTATTTCGCTTTCCTCTACCACAAGAGGATGAGTTAAAAGTTCGGTTGTCGTATTGGTTGCTATGGTCTTGGTTTTAAATAAACTAAACACATTACCAGAAGCATCTGTTAGAGTAATATCTAAATTACATCCAGAACCAGCGTCATTAGATACTAATATTGATTTTATCAAAGCAACATTAGCACTTGGAGTTGTGTACAACGTTGTATTGTCTGTTGTTGTTAAATCTAACTTTGCATTTACGAAACTATTTGACATTAATTTATAAAGAAGTTTTGAGCGTCAACTTCATCCTTTAGTTCTTGTTGATATGTTGTATTTAATTTTTGTATTATACTATCAAGATCTCTCACCTGAGCATCAGCAACATCTTGACTATACTCTTTACTAGGCCGTGTTAATATTTGTACTATCTTTGCCATTATCTTCTACCGTCTGGTTGTATATCTAATCTAAATCCACCTAATTTCCAATTCTGTGAAGCAGCTGTATTTGCTATTTTTAAAGATACAGCTCTAGCTCTAGCTCTAGTATCAACCTTAGTTGTTGAAGAACTAATGGTAAAAGGTCCAAGAGCAGAACTCGCTTGTGAGTTATTAGAATAATTTCTTAGTTGTAATGTAATCTGTGTGTTACCAGTTTGAGAAACAAAGTCTGGTATAAATCTTCTTATTTTTGCAAAGAACTCACCATCACCACCTTGACTTATATCAAAGTCTCCAGACTCTATATTAGAAGTTATAGCTGTAGTTGCTGTAGATGTAACCTGATCTGTTCCAGTCTCGTGCTCATAGTATATGGTGCATCCATCGGTGTTTCCAACAACGTCATAGGAGTTGTTAGAGTCAGCATCATAATCTGTGGCATGTGGTTTACCAAAAACTGCAGAGTCTTGCCAAGTGGTTCTATCTAAAGTGCTTGTTGTCCAAACAGGTCTTTGAGCTGTGGATTCTACATAATTATAAGTTACGCATTTATTTATTATTGTTGATCCTGATGAACAATAAAACCAGTTAATTTCGCCAAACAAATTATTTAGACCTGCATTAATAAGTTGTGAAGCTGTTGTATTTAAATCATTAAATACAAAGTCTTCTACTAAACATGGTAATGATTGTAGAGCACCAGCGTATTTAAAAAACCCATTTTCGGAAAACCAATATGCTGCACCGTCTACTTCTACTGCAGCGTTTTGACCAATCAAACCACAGTTAGTTCCTACTTGTGCAAAACCAAACGTAAAAGGTGGTCCAATAAATCTCTGTGTAAACAAAGCAGTATCTGTCCAAACATAGATTGCATCTCTACCTCTAACCGCTCCTACAATTCTAGATCCATCGGCAAGTCTTTGTGTGCCCGCTGTGTTAGTGGCTGTTGGTGTATACGTATTAATATCCTCTTGATTAGAAAATCTAATAAACATTTGATCTTGTGTTGATGCATCACCGATAGTTGTCTCTGTACCAAAAAACACTAAGTGTCTATCTGGTGTAGACACAATCATGTCTCTAGACGCTGTTGGTGCTCCAGAAATAATTGTAGCTCTTGTTGCGTTTGCATTAGCTGCATTTGAGTTCCATTCAAAAACTGCACCGTCGTGTATCAACGCGATAATTTTATCGCCGAAGTTATCAATAGACCACATACCAGGATCAATTACTAAATCTCCAGATGCTGCCTCACCCCACGCTACGAAGTCAGAAACATTTGTAATTGTTGCGCCATCAGAATGTGATGCTGCTGTTGTGCCCCTCGTTCCTCGCGTCACGCCTGTTAATGTATTACCTGAGATTCCAGTGTAAGAAATATCTTCAATTCCTATTCTTATAAAATTTGTACCTGTTGATGGAAAGTTAACAACGCTTGTCAAAACAACAGTTGTTGTAGAAGCATCGATTGCTCCATTAAGTGTAGTTGTTAATGGATTACTTGCTTCACCTCCCCAAGAAGATAATCCCCAACCAAATCCGGGTAACTGTTCAGCGGGTCCAACGTGGTAATAAGTTTGAACTCTAATACCTCCAGATGTTGTAGCACCTGCGCCGGATTCATTTGATGACATTGTTATAGTTATTGTAAGATTGGTTGGTGCACTAGTAACCATAAATTTTTTATCATCAAAATCCGAAGCTGAATAATTAGATCCAGTTATGGCAGTAAAACTATCTAATAAAATAATGTCTCCAGGCACTAAACCATGCCCTGAAGAAAAAGTAATTGTTACAATAGCTGACCCATTAGTTGTGGTAAAAGCATTTGTAAGAGTGGTTGTAGATTTGATTGGGTGTATATCATAGAATACACCACCTGAATATGCATATAAAATTCTGTTTGTTCCTATAATGGAGTATTTAATACCACTTCTATTTACGATGTGGTGCATAGCTCTTGCAGCGCCAGTAAGTTTGTCAGTGCCTAATTGTTCCCAACCACCTATCTTTTCAGGTGTACCATATCTAAACCTAACATTATCACCATCAACCCATTGACCTTCTGCCTGAGTGTCTGTAATTTGTTTGTTAAAGCCTGGTAAGAATTGTACTTTTTGTAATGCCATAATTTACCATTATACTAGTTTTTGGCTAAAAATATAGTCCATTCTAGATCAGAGATCAAATCATTTACGTATACGTTTTTCTTATTTTCTCTGCAAATATATTCATGAAGCTCTTCTAAATCTAAAATAATCCATTCTTTTTCACCCTCAAGAACTAGCTTCTGAGCTTTTGAATCAAGACGTCCACTTTGCGCTGATGTCCCATTAGGCATTTCAAACATTTCTCTGACATCAAATTTATAAAAAGCATTTTTACCTTTTATGATGCCTGCGATATTCCAAGACGTTTTTTGTTTTGGATACTCTATACCGGTTAAGTATTTAGAAAATTTAGTTACAATATTATTTGTCAAATTCAATCCATCCATTAATCATATATTTATCTGTTTTTAATGGTGGGTTGCCTCTGTGTGTATGTGTAAAACTTGCAGGACAAATAACAAGACGACCTTGTTTAGGTTCTATTCTTTTAGATTGATATAAGAACTCTGTTTCACCGCCATCTTTAACATCATTTAAATAAAGCATAACTAGCAACAGTCTTGATCCAGTCTCTCTAGTATCATGCTCACAATGCCACAAATGATAACCTTCAGTAGGCTTTGTTTTTTGAATCTTTATACTATCATAAAATCTATGTGAGGCTACGTTGTTTAACATACCATATTTATTCGCATACTCTCTGTAACAAACCCAAGCTGTATCTACAAATTCTTTTATGTATGGTTCAAAACTTTTAAAATGTATATCATTATCTATATATTTTCTTGAGTTTGCAAACACTAAATTATTATCTTTTTTTATTTTATTCTCTCCTAAATCTTTTCTACTACGTGTATAATTAAGTTTTTCACTTTGATCGTAAATACCTATAATTTTATCACACATATCTTTAGATAGTGTGTTATCAAATATGCCTATAAAATCTTTTATCATTTTAAAAATAATTAATATTTACATTAAGTCTACATTTAGCATTAGTTGTTGAAGTGCTGCTATGTGGTTTGTGTGTCTTCTCCC